TTCAATAGTTGCGGGTTCGTCAAGAAATCCCCTGCGGTTTTAGTTGCCACTTGATTATTTGTCATTTCGTTTCTCCTCATTAGTCCATCTCGCATAGCTGTCTATCTATCCAGCTATCATAAGCTTCATCTTCGTTTTCTTCTGGCTCTGTGTACGGTTCTGGCGGTGTGCTGAGCCATCTGTCGTAATCAAACGGCTCAAGCATGCAGAGCCTCTTTCAGCTCTTCATGGAACT